TCACCCACGCCTGACGGGGTCGGCGTCCGGCCGGTGCCTGCGGGGTATCACGCACATCGCGACGCACAGGGCGAAACTCGCGGCCGACCAGGCGAACGTGGCGGGTGCGAGCGTCGATTGCTCGCCGTAGCGGAGGAGATGGAATCCGATGGTGAGGGGCACCGTGACGGCGACCACGACGAACGCCCATCGTGGATAGGAGTCGGGGTGCGGCACGAACGCTCGCCGGACGATCAGGAGCACGAGCACGACCGAGAGGATCACAGCGGCCCACAGCAGTGCGCCCGCCGATCCATCAGCGGTGACCGGCCCCCCGAACCGGCGTCCCGAGGCCCCGGCTCCGGACCCGACGAAGAACAGTGCGGCGAAGGGCAGCAGCACCCACATCGCCACGTCGAGAACATGGCCCGAACGTCGGATCGGTGGTCGATGACCTCGACGCCATTTCCGGCGCGACCCGGTGTGGCCGTCAGGCGCGAGGTCGTCGTCCGACACAGCCGCCCCTCAGATCGCGGTGGTGATATCGCGGAGTTCGGCGCGCGTTGTCGAGAACCGCATCGACGACGAGCCACGTCCTCACCGAGATCATCTCGGGAGGGTGCCCATCATCCTCGGATCGGTGCAACGTGCGAACCCGCACGATCTGCACCTGTGGTGCCCCCGACTGGAATCGAACCAGCGACCTTTGGTACCGGAAACCAACGGAACATGTCGGTTTCGACTTGCCAACGGTCCTCAACGGTTGCTAACCTGTCGATACAGACAGCAGCGGGCGGTAGCGGCAGGCAACTAAGGCTACTCGCATCGGCTACACGAATCCTTGGCCGGAAGGAACCAGCGGTGACGCACGTCGTACGCACGAGAAGAAGACCAGGGGCCAATGACGTCCCCGGGTCAAAGACCGAGATCGAACACAAGAAGAAGCGGGGTCCGCATGAGGGGCAAAGGCGAGGGCGCGGTGTATCGCGTGCCGAAGGACCAGTCTCAACCTCTGAAGCACTGGGCCGCGGCCGTCGAGCTCCCGAATCCCACGGGCAGGGCAGCGGATCGACGCCGCAAGGTCGTTCGTGGGAAGAGCCGCAAGGAAGCTCAGGACAAGCTGCGCGAGCTGCAGGCCGAGTTGAAACGGAAAGGCGACCTTCGCACGAGCAGCAGCAGCGTGGAACAGTGGTTCGCGTACTGGCTTGAGAACTACGCCAAGCCCGATCTCCGCCCCAAGGCTTTCGGATCGTGCCGGTCGACCGTGCGGGCGCAGATCATCCCCTCTCTGGGGGCAAAAACACGAGTCGACAAAGTCACCCCCGCGATGGTCAAGCGGCTTCGGGCCGACATCGTGGGGAAGGGCCTGTCTCCGACGTACGCCCGCAACGCGCACCACATCCTCGCCAAGTCCCTCACGGACGCCGCCGGCGAGGGCCTCATTCCGTCGAACCCCGCCGACTATGTGACGCCGCCCCGTAAGGGCGCGAAGTCTCTCGACGTGCTCGACCTTGACGAAGCCATCGCCCTGTTGCTGGCGATCAAGACCCGCCCCGACGCTGCACGCTGGGCAGCGTCACTTCTCACCGGCGCGCGCCGGGGCGAAGTCATCGGCATCGAGCGAGACCGGGTTGGCGACGTCCTCGACCTGTCCTGGCAGCTGCAGCGTCTCACCTGGCACCACAAGTGCGGTGCCGAGCCCGAGAAGGGCCCCTGGCCCTGCGGGTACCTGCGCCCCGCATCCTGCCCGCATCGTTCGCTCGAGCTGCGCGCGGACTTCGAGTACCGCCACGTTGAGGGCGGTCTGTACTGGACGCGGCCGAAGTCCAGTGCCGGGTGGCGCATCATCCCGCTCGTCGACCCGCTGCGGAGCATCCTGCGCGCGCACATGGAGAGCACGGAACCCGGCGCCCACAACCTGCTGTTCACCACCCCTACCGGGGCAGCGCGCGACCCCGATTGGGACTCGAAGCAGTGGCACACGCTCATGGTCGAGACGTTCGGGCCCGAACGCACCGTGCGCCTGCACGACGTTCGTCACACCACCGTCGATCTGCTGTACCACGCCGGCGTGCCCGAGGATCTGATTACCGAAATCGTCGGTCACTCGATGCGCAGCATGACCCGCTCCTATAAGTCGAGGAGCGACATCACCAGGCTTCGTGACGCGATGACTCAGTTCTCTGCGCTGTTCACGCCGCCGACAGAACGTACGCCCGAAATAGCCGGGTAGTCACGCCGAGCTCCGCGCAGATCTTCTGTTCGTCGGGGCACCACTTGTACAGGTCGGCGAGTTCGTCCGGATCGATCAGATTCCGGGCCGCGAATTCGTCGGCCTGTTTCTCGTGTTTGGGGCGATCGTCAGGATGCGCGAGCGCGCCGTGCCCGATCTCATGGGACAGGATCAGCCTCTGCGCCCCAGCGCGGAGCTTTGAGCTGACCAGGATGGTGTTGTACTCGGGAAGCCACAGCCCGTGTCCGGTTCGAAGAGTGCGGACGACGACGTCGATGCCGAGGTCGTGGGCGTGCTGCCAGGGGTCGTACGCGCGCCCCCTAGGGGTGCCCCTGCTCGTCTTCGTCGAGTTCAGCATCATGTCCTGCTGCCCCCCGCAGCTTGGCAACCTCTTCGTCAGTCATGTCGACCGGCTTCTTCCGGTGTGCGTCGAGGCTAATCGGGGCTTCAGACACAGAGTCCATGCCGAGATCCTTCAGAGCTTCATGAAGCACATCGCCGGGGTCCGCTCCCAGCGCGCGCGCCATCACCACAAGGTCGGTCGCAGTGATTGGGGCATTGCCCTTCAGCTTCTTCTGCAGCGTCGGTTCCGGTATGCCGGAGCGCTCGGAGAAGACCGGCTGCGTCAGCCGGCGTTTCTTATACAGCCCCGTGAAGACGTCCGACAACGCTCGACTGATGGGGGTGATCTCCGAAGCCATGCCTCCAGGGTATGACGGGAAACCTGCCGATTTCGACAAGAAAAGTCCCTGAACGGCTTGCACCTATCGATACCGAGAGGTAGCCTATCGATATGGACAAGAACCGGGTCACCAAGCAGATCGCGAGAAGAGTCTCGTCCGCCATTGCGGACCGTGGATTCGACGTCCAGAGCGTCGCACAAGCCGCCGACATCACCACACCCGACCTGACCGACCGCCTCCAGGGGCGCGTCGAGTTCGAGGTCGACGTGCTGGTGCGTGTCGGCGGCTTTATGCGTTTCCCCGTCACACGATTCATGGAGGTGGCCGCGTGAGCGCGGAACTCGACAAACTCAGCTACTCGGTCGCGAACCTCGCGATCGCCACGGACCTCTCGGTCGACACGATCCAGAAAGCGATCAAGGCCGGCGACCTCAAGGCGAAGTTCTACGGCACCAAGCCGGTGGTGAGAAAGATCCACGCCGAGGCATGGCTCGACTCGCTCCCTGAAGAGAGCTCGAGAGCGAACCGATGAACGGCTTCGACCTCCTCACATGGATCCTCTGCCTCGCGTTCCTGTACGCGTGCTTCCGGGTCGCGGTCTTCATGCATCAGGTGCACGAGCCTGTCGACGAGTGGTGCTCCGACATCGACACCGTCGTCGACATGCAGGACGCGCACGACGCGCGGATGCGGCGGGAGGTACGGCTGTGACTCGTGACGTGATGACGCTGAAGCGGGGTGAGCACGTGATGGTGCACGAGTCCAAGCACGTCACCCGCCACGCCGTGTTCGCCGGTGTCGTCGGTGGTCGCATCGTCGTCGACAACTCCCTCTCCCTCCTCGACTACCCGTTGGACACCGAGTATCCGCAGGTGAAGGACATGTCCGGGCGGATCATCCGCCCCTCGCCCTAACCCGCACCACCCCCAGCTGCCGATGCGCTCACCGATCGGTCGGCAGCACTATTCGTCGCGCTCGCGTGGCGAAGAGAACCACATAGCTGGTCGCAGAATCCGATGCCGCCCACGGCCCGGTCAGGAGCGTCCAAGCACCGAACAGACACACCAACCGATGGGCCTCCGCTGACGGGATGCGGCTGCTGCTGGGTGTGGGGATCGAAGGGATCCAACAACTTCAGGCTGCGCCAGTGACCCCCGGAAGGGGATAGGGGTGCAGGACCGGCCACTGGGCAAGTGGTGGCGCGCTGACGGTCTCAGCCGGGGTCCGACTCCCCGGAGCGCACTCGCAAGACGGCAGGAGGAACGGTGGACAAGAGAGCCAGAGAACTCATCGACTACGGGGCGCTCTGCGGCTTCGAGATGACCGGTACAGACGGCGCTGGGCACTATCGGCTCGAGCATCCCAATGGCGCGACGCTCTCCGTGGCCTGCACACCGGGTGACTACCGCGGCGACCGGAACAACATGGCGCTGATGAGGAAACTCTCCGGCGTTACGCCACCGCGCGCTCGTTCCGGCAAGTACCGGCGAGGCACGCGCCAAGAGCGTTTCGTCCCAGCCGCCGAGCGGGTCGATTCGGTCAGTGCGCAAGCAGAACGCCTGCTCTCGAGACACCAGGAGCTGTGCGACCAGGTCGCCTACCTCTCGGCGGAGGGCGACGCGACCAGATGCAGACCCGTGGTGACTGAGCTCCTCGAAGTTGAGACGGCGATCAGAGACCTCGGCCGGCCCGTCCCACTCCGCACATTCCGCACCAACTGAAGGGACCGACATGACTATCCCGATGATCTTCCCCGACGACACGAGCCGAGCGCGGAGATCGGATCCGATCGAGTCACACCTCGCGGCTGATCGCAACGACACCGCCGGTTCACGTCGCGCCGTGCTGCTCATCATGCAGGCGTACCGAAGACAGCTCACGGACCACGAAATCGAGACCATCCACACGGAGGCCGGCGGGCACTACACCGGCCAGCGGCTCCGCACCGCACGCCACGAGCTCGTCGACAAAGGCGAAGTGGTGCACGACGGGTGGAAGCTCGGGCCCTCCGGGTACCGCACCAGACTTTGGCGCCTGTCGTGACCGGCTCAGAAGACGCGTCGTGGCACCGGGAGTCCGCCGACGAGGGCACAGTGCTCGCCCCACGGGTGGATGACACGTTCGACGCCCGCATCGCCGGCGTCAGACGAGCCAGAGACCGCCGCGTCACTGAGATCCAGGTTGAGCGCGACGAGCACCTACGCCTCGCCGACGAACTCCTCGAGACCCAGCGCCGCGTCGAGGACGACTACAACACGCGCCTCGGTGAACTCGCCGACGCTGCAGAGAGAGCGGAGCAACCATGACCATGACGATTCACAATGACCTCGTGCAGGGGTCTGATGCTTGGCTTCAGGCGCGCTGCGGGATCATCACCGCTTCCGTGATCGGGAAGCTGATCACCCCGACGCTGCGGGTCGCCGACAATGACACGTCGAGAGGCGTGACGTTGACTCTCGCGGCCGAGCGCATTACAGGTCATGTCGAGTATGTGCACCCCACGTTTGACATGCAGCGCGGCACGGACGACGAACCGTTCGCTCGAGCCCTCTACGCCGAGCATCACGCTCCGGTTGAGGAGATCGGCTTCGTCACCCTGGACGGGGCTGACAGCGACGACCGGGAGTACAAGATCGGGTACTCGCCCGACGGGTTCGTCGGTGACGACGGGCTGATCGAGTGTAAGTCCCGGCAGCCTAAGGGCCAGCTCATCGCGATCCTCAGCAACACGGTCCCCGCCGCGAACATGGCGCAGATCCAGTGCGGCATGTTCGTCACCGGCCGCACCTGGTGCGACTACGTGTCGTACAGCGCTGGCCTCCCGCTGTTCGTCAAGCGGGTGCACGCAGAGACCGACTGGTTCACAGCGATCGAAGCCGCCGCGGTCGCGTTCGAGACGAACATCACCGACACCATCAACCGCTACAACAACAACTCACGTCTCATGCCCCGCACAGAGCGCCGGCCCGAGCTCGACGAGATCAGGATCTGACATGGACCTCAGCGAGACCATCGCACCCAAGAGCGACCAGCTCAACGCCGACGACTTACTCAGCGGCCCCCGGACGGTGACCATCGTTGAGGTGCGGGCAGGCAGCGCCGAACAGCCGGTCGAGCTTCACCTCCAAGGACTCGACGGGCGCCCTTACAAGCCTGGGAAGTCCATGCGCCGGGTACTCGTCGCCGCATGGGGTGGGGATGGGAACATGTACGCCGGCCGAAGCATGACCCTATACACGGATCCTTCCGTCAAGTTCGGGGGCAGCGAGGTCGGCGGCATCAGGATCAGCCACCTCACACACCTCTCCAAGCCCCTCAGCGTGAACCTGACCGTCACGCGAGGTCGGCGCGCACCGTTCGTCGTCCAGCCGCTCAAGATCGCCCAGGAGGCGGCCCCGCAAGACAAAATCGACGCCGCGGTGGTAGCTATCAGCAAGGCGCAGGACGCAGAAAAACTCGCCGAGATCGAGGCCTACGCCGACCGGATCGGCGTCGGACGCGAAGTCGCCGCCGAGCTGCAGCGCAGACGTACCGAGCTCGACCGATGACCCACCTGGAGGTGATCAATGCGCATCCGAGGGACCAAGCCTGAGTTCTGGAGATCGAAGAGGATCGCGTCTGTCTCGTGGGATGCGCGTCTGGTTCTGAAGGCGCTCGAGTCGTACGTCGATGACAACGGCGTGGGGGAGGACGATATCGGCACGATCGCGGGCGATTGCTTCCTCCACGACCTGATTCGCGAGCCCTCGCGAAGCCTCGCGAGGGTATCCGAAGCGATTTCCGAGCTCCACCAGGCCGGTTTGGTGTGGCGATACGCCCATGAAGGCAAGGATCTGGTGTTCGTGTCGTTCTGGGAGTCGATTCAACGCGTCGACAAGCCTCTCAAGGGAAGAAACCCCAGGCCAGACGGCACTATCAACTACGGCGAGTCGACCATTCGCGAGGTCGTCGCGAATCCTCGCGAAGCTTCGCGAACAATCGCGCCTGTAACAGGGGAACAGGGGAACAGAGGAACAGAGGAACAGGGGGGGAAGCGCGACGAAACGTCGCCCCCCACCCCGTTCTGTCGAAGACACCCCGAAGGCACGGACGCCCCATGCGCCGGATGCAAGAAAGCACGCACCGAGTGGGACGCACTCCACGTCCCCGCCAAACCAGTCGCCCCCGAGTACCGCAACACCACCACCTACTGCGACATCCACCCGAACTACCCGATGCCCTGCGACAAATGCAGGCAGATCGCAGCAGAAGACGACGAAGGACACACCATATGAACGAAACGATCATCACGGTCGTCGGCAACCTCACCGCCGACCCCGAGCTGCGTTACACGCAGAACGGGCTGCCGGTGGCGAACTTCACCATCGCGTCGACCCCCCGCACGTTCGACCGTCAGGCGAACGAGTGGAAGGACGGCGAAGCGCTGTTCCTCCGTGCATCGGTGTGGCGCGAGTTCGCCGAGCACGTGGCGGGTTCGCTGTCGAAGGGTGCGCGGGTCGTTGCGACCGGTCGCCTCAAGCAGCGCTCCTACCAGGACCGCGAGGGCCAGAACCGCACCTCGATCGAGCTCGAGGTCGACGAGATCGGCCCCTCGCTGCGTTACGCGACCGCACAGGTCACGCGCGCAGCGTCGGGCGGCGGAAGCGGCCAGACCGGTGGCGGGCAGTCCCGTCCGCAGGTCGCGGCCGACGAGCCGTGGTCGACGCCGAGCAGCTACGGAGAGGACACCCCGTTCTAAACGCCACCACGCATTAACCCACCCCCCGCCCCGTCAGATACCTGGCGGGGTTTCTCGTGCTGCCAGCACGCAGCAGAAGGAAGAAACACCATGTCGAAGGACAACCGCCCCATCGAAATCGGCGACCGCTTCGAGACCGAAGACGATCGCGACGCTGGCCGCGTCGTAGAGGTCATCGAGGTCGTCAGCGGACCCCGGTACGCGGGGGACCCGAAGGGAAGCATCTTCCGGACCGTCACCGAGGCCTCCCCGAAGAACCCGCAGGCAGTCGGCAACGTGCAGCGGGTCTCAGAGCGCACGCTCCGCGGCAAGTACGTGCGGGTCTCTCGGTGAAGATCACGGTCGACCTGGATCCGAAGCTCGTATGGCAGATCCAGTCGGAGGCGGCAAGGCGTGATCTCACCCCCGGTGCTGTCCTCCGCGAGCGACTCGTATCTAGCCGGAACACCCTCGAACTGGAGAACCGCATCCGCTCGCGAGTGATGTCCGGAATGTGTGACGCCGACATCGCAGCCGACCTACGCCTGGTAGTCGGCACGATCGCAGCGGTCAGGAGACGTCTTGGACTGCGCCCGAACCGACGCAAGCCGGGGTGGGCGGCATGAATCTTGGCGCGACCGTCCCGTGGGCCCACCAGGGGCCCACCACGAGGACGCAGACCTGCCAACGGTGCGGCCTGGAACGCAAAGCCCGGAAGGACACGGTGCTCTGCGGTTCCTGCCGGTACACCCTCACCCCCGTCGAAGCGAAAGCATGGGAGCACGCCGCGTGAGAACGTTCCACACCGCCACAGAACCATCGACAGCATGGTCCGGGACGGCCGCGGTCATCGAACCGGAACCGTGGATGGCCAACGCCCTCTGCACCCAGGTCGACCCCGAGGTGTTCTTCCCCGAGAAACCAGACACCCCGGAACTCGCCCGCAAGGTCTGCGGATCCTGCGACGTCATCGAACAATGCCGCGAGTACGCACTCCGCACCAGACCCCGACACGGAATCTGGGCCGGCATGACCCTCCGGCAACGCAACAAGATCAAGGTCACCCTATGACCTGGGTGCTCGAGCTCCCGTACCCGCGCGCGCCGAAAGGTCTGAACGCGAACGACCGAAACCACTGGCGCACCAAGGCAGCATCAACCGCTGCAGTGCGCGCACAGGTCAAAGCCGCGGCAGTCACGGCACGCATCACGCCCATGCAACGCGTCCAGGTCGAACTCGTCTGGGTCGTCGGCGACAAGCGCAAACGCGACCCCGACAACCTCGCACCATTCGCGAAAGCCATCTGCGACGCAATCGGATCCGACCGCGGAGTATCCGCACACCTCGTCCAAGACGACTCACCCGAGTACATGACGAAACTGCACCCCCGCATCGAACACCGCCCAGACGCCACACATCACTTCGAGGTCCACGTCACCGACATCAGCAACAGGCCCGACACGATCGACGCCATCACCCGGAGGCTCACATGAGGTCCCCACTACAGACCAGCACCGCACGCAACGCCCCCACCATGCCCGTGGACGAACCAGAACACGTCTGCGGGCGTTGCCGTACCCCGTTCGGTCGCAGCGCGCTCCCATGCCCCAACGACAGGAGAACCGAAGATGCTTGATCGACGATGGCTCCGCGCGATCGACGGGTACCTCCTCGACCAGAAAGCGGGCGGCAAGCCCGACACCACCCTCCGCGCGCGCCGAGACCAACTGCAGCACCTCGCCCGCCGAGTTGAGGCCGGGCCCTACGAGCTCACCTTCGACCAGCTGCGCGACATGGTCTCGTCGCAGGAGTGGAAGCAGGAGACCCGCCGTGTCCGCCGGTCGACGTACAAGTCGTTCTACGACTGGGCCGTCGCCGAGGGCCACGTGACGGAGAACATCGCGGATCGTCTCCCGAAGGTGCGCATGTCGCAGGGGCGCCCCAAGCCGGCACCCGACCGCATCTACAAGGAAGCGATCATGGCCGCGGCACCCCGCGAACGACTCATGCTGCGCCTCGCCGCCGACGTCGGTATGCGACGTGCGGAAGTCGCGAAGGTCCACACGAACGACCTGATGGAGGAGGGCGACGGTTGGTCGCTGCTGATCCACGGGAAGGGCAACAAGGAACGCATCGTCCCCGTGCCGATCGCGCTCGCTGAGACGATCCTGGCGATGCCGTCCGGGTTCCTGTTCCCGGGCCGCGACGAAGGCCACCTCACTCCGCGGTTCGTGGGGAAGCAGATGGCCGCGATCCTCCCCGAGGAATGGACCGCCCACACGCTCCGTCACCGTTTCGCCACGAGGGCGTATGCCGCCACCCATGACCTGTTGCTTGTGCAGCACATGCTCGGGCACTCCTCACCCGCCACTACCCGCCGGTATATCGAGTACGGGCGGTCCGAGATGCGGTCCGTTGTGGAACGCCTCAGCACCGAAGGAATCGCAGCATGAGCACGCACCTGTGGGAGCACGACCACCCCTACTACTGCTCAGAGGGCAACTACTTCAAGACCGGGATGCACACGGTCTACGAGTCGTGGGTTGACTTCGCGCAGCCCAGCGAAGGCAGGAGCTTCAACGACGAGTGGAACTTGCTCTACGACTTCGACGACGACCTCAACCTGCTCTGGCGGTGGGATTGGAAGAAGGCAGACCCCGAGAACTACTGGCGCAAGCCGGGCGACCCGAATGACGAGACCGCTCAGTACGTGGAAGACCAGAAGGTCGACCGGCTCGAGCTGTTCTTCATGCTCCAGCGCAAGGCGTACAACATCTCCGTCGAGGTGAAGGTGACCGAGGCTGATGAGCCAGCCGTCCGGGAGTGGCTCATCAAGAAGGCGTCTCACATGCGACTGCTGTGGGCGCCTCTGCTCGGACAGGAACCGTCATGACTGGGTCACAAACCTTCTGTTTGGGGGTCCTTGATGGTCGACCGTAAAGCGCAACTGATCGTGACGTGCATGTTCCGTCACCTGACCGACCAGGAGAAGTCCGAGCTCACCGCTCTTCTCGGCGTCGAATCTGATCCCAACCCTGAGGAGGGGTCATGACCGATCAGCATCTGTGGGTTCAGCGCACTAGCCCGAGCACGGTGGTCATCCGTCGTGGTCTCCGCATAGTCGTAGCCCTCATCGATGACGGTGAGGTCGCACGTATCGCACACGAACTTTTAGCCACCAGACCGGTAGAGGAGAAACCGTGACTGCCGACAAGATCACCGACCTGACAGCACGTCGCATTGAGCGTCTGCTCGCCTACTACAAAGACCGTGACGACCGAGAGTTTGCTGACGCCATGCGACGCGCCGCCGAACGATTCCAGGAGGCATCATGAGCGACGCACACGACCAGACAGCGGTCGACGAACAGCCGATCACCGAGGACGAGAAGCTGACCCGCGCGTGCGACTGGTCCGACTACCGGAAGGCGTACGGCGTATCGGCTGATCACGACACGTTGCGCCGTGAGCACATCCTGTTCTGCGCGGGATGGGATGCGGGCCGGCGATCATGACCACCATCGTCTTCACGCTCCCGGACGAGTACGCCGAACGGATGCGCAAGAACTCAGGCGAGTTCTACCTCGATGTCTTTGGGCGTGTCCGTGACCGCGAGAGCACCGACGCGATCGGCCACTGGCAGGAGATGCCGTGAACTACGCACAGTTTTTCTTGAAGCGAATTACCCCCCGCGGGCTCCTCGCATTCTGGCGGAATTACCGCATCCAGTGGCGGCACCTGAAGAAGCATCACCGCACCCGACGATCAGCGGCGTACACGGCCTGGCATTACGGACCTGTCCGATGAGCGCCGCACAGTTCTTCTGTTTGGGAGCCTGACGTGCCTACTCACCTCCAAGACGCCCGCGAGCAGCTCTACGCGCAAGCCGCATGCGGGGCATCGCTTTACACCGGTCCGACCGTCTCGCTCAGCCCTGAGACGACGGGCAAGACCATCGACTGCATCGCCTGCCGCGCGATGCTCCCCGACCCCGAGGAGGAGTCATGACCCGGCGGAAGGCCAAGCCGATGTATGACACACCGTGCTCGAAATGCGGAGTGCACGTGAAGTTCGGCGACGCACGCAACCGTCTCGGCAATCTTGCCGACCACCGTCTCTGCCCCGTTCCCGAAGCCGAGGAGGACTCATGACCGACAACCCGTTTGCGCCTCGGACCGAGTTCAAGAAACGGGTCATCACCGTGAGCGTGACCGAAACGCAGCAGGAAGCATTCGACCGGATCAAGGCCGAGCTCGAAATGAAGACCGATGGCGCGGTGATCAAGCACGCGCTGCTGCTGCTCTACACCCACCTCTTCAGCCGGGAAGGAACGTCATGACCGACAACATCACCGACCTGACCAAGCGGCGTGTTGCACGTCTGCTCGCTTACGACGAGGAACGCGACAACCGCGAATTCGCTGACGCAATGCGCCGCGCAACCGAACAATACGAGGAAGCATCATGAAACTGCGGCTGTCGCTCACCGTCTCACTCACACGCGATACTCCGACCGTCGAATCGGAGGAGGCGCCGTCTGTCGACGAGAAGGGCTCAGCCCTCATTGAGAAGGCTGAACCCCAGGGAGTCGGGTTCGCCATCGACCCGTACCGTTCGGACCCGTTCGAAGAGCGGAGACGGCCATGACCACCGCACAGTTCTTCTGCATCGGAGCTAAAGGGAGCGACCTTGTGATGGAAGGATGCAGGTATGACCGAAGCGACGCCCCTCAGGCCGGGTCTGGTGCGCGACGAAATCGAGCATTGCACGACCTGCGGCAAGGCCCGCGAGGATCACAACGCAGTGAGTTGGGCGCACACTTGGCTCCCGCGGACCTACGTCCGGGAAGTCAGCATTCCGCTCGTCCGGTAGATATCGAAGGCGTCTTCGACGCGCAGCCTGAGTTCGGTGACGTCTCACACCTCCCCCGGGGGAGGGCGGCGGCATGACCGTGAAGATTTTCGCGCCCGATTGCCGGCCCGAGAACCCGCGCCGCCACACGCATCAGTGCGATGGCACTTACTGCGACTGCGCCTGCCATAGCGCCCAGGCCCCTGTTCCAGAGGTTCGCACAGCGCGTGCAGAGGAGGGCGAGCGATGACCGAGAACTTGTCGCCGTGCGCTCGCGCCTACCTTGCGGAATACGGCAGCCTGCCGACCGATCGCGCCGAGCAGGATCGATATGGCGCATTCCGCTTCGGGTTCGAGGCGGGTCTCGCCCGTGGTGAGCAGCAGACGCTGGTCACGTGGTCACGCGCCATGGAGTCCGCCATTCGCCCAGTCCGACAGGGTGGTGAGCCCGATGCGTGAGCGCGAGATCCGCTACTACCACGAGGGAAAGCAGTACGAGATTCCCGTCCACGATCTCACGAGCGACGAAGGCGCCCTCGCCGCCGCGCTGGCGGTGTTTGGCACCCTCCACGAGCGCGAGGTCACCCCGTGGCGGCTGCTGCTGCCACCTCGAGTCGTAGCGCCCGGCAAGGAGAAGACCGATGGCTGATGAGTACACGCCAACTACAGAAGAGATCATGCGGGCGTACCGCCTGCCCACTACGATCACCGACCCGCAACGCGACAGTGAGACGTTCAGCGACTACTTGCAGCGAGTCGCCGGCATCGAGGCACATGTTCACCAGATGGCCTCCGAGGCAGCCGCGCACCGATGGCTTGCTGCTCATGACGCCCAGGTACGAGCCGACACGTTGTGCGAGTTCGCGAATGAGTGCGTGGTCCTCGTCCCGGATGACCTGCCCGACGACTTCAAGCGAGGGGTCGACTGGGGCGCAGACGAATGCACTCGTAAGGCGCGTGAAGAGGCTGACCGGATAGCGGGAGGAACCAGCGCATGAGCGCCATGATCCGAGTGGAATCGAGCCGTCACGGCAACGTAAAGCGCGGACGCCGGAACTGGAAGGTCATCGACGCATCCGGCCCGAAGGTGTTCACACGTGTCTTCACATTTTCAGCGTGGTGGGCGGCCATCCGTGCGGCCGAGGCGATCTCCCGTCGTCAACCGGTCGACCCGTGGGGACTTCTATCGGTCCACACCGAGCGAGACACGAACCACACGGATGGGGGCAGGTGATGTACGACAACGTGACCGAGCAACTGCGCACGATTCGGCGAGAAGCCTCCCTGAATGCAGATGAGGTCAGCACCGTCGACCGCGCGATCGAGCAGATCGAGCACCTTATGGGCCTCGCGGCCGAGTATCTGGAAGCGACGGTGCGAGAGCAGAAACGCTACGTCGCAGACACCGATGTGATCTTCCTCGCACGCAAGTACGCCGAGCGTGAGCGCAACCGCCTCCGTGACGTGGTGGAGGGATTGCGGAACCAGCTCGACAACTTCGAGCGCAGCGGCCCCGCCGCGATGCCCGTCTTCGTCGCCCGCTCGCGCCGCATCCTGGCTCGCGCGGCCTGCGAGTCATGCGGGTGGACGGGCCCGCAGACGCAGTACCTCGCGATCGGTCGGCGCGAGATCACGCATCCTGACGGGCCGCACGATGCCTACTGGCTGCCGCGTCTGATGAGCGCCAGTTCGACCGGACTGGATTAGCTGCCCGCTTATTCCAGTCAACTATCAGCCCGACGCTTATCCCGGGCACAGCATCCTGACCCGTCCTCACTACCGAGGGCGGGTCTTTCGTTTCGAAGGGACGATCATGACCGAACTCCTCGATGCCGTAGACGACCTGACATTGCCGCGGAACGTCAAGGTACACACCGACGGCGGTCACACATGGGCCACCGAAGACGCGCTCCTCACCCAGCTCGAGCAGGCCGTCTCATCCACCCTCAACTCCGGGTCCGGTGCCGGCGGGTCACCATGGTCCCGCAACGTCCTCGACTCCGCCGCCCTCCACCAGGCAGCGATCATCACCTCCACCATCGGAGACTGGTGCCGCATCGAGAACGTCCCCGTCAGGAGAGACCCGATCGCGGACCTCAGATCGTGGCACGCCGCACGACTCGGATCCGACCACACCGAGACGAACCCGTTCTACATCAACCAGATGCGCGCATGGGCAGGCCAGATCCGCAACATGGTCAACCCGCCCAAGATCATCGAAATCACCGCACCCTGCCCCACCTGTGGGCAAGGCGTCTACACCAACGACCTCGGCGAGAAGGTACGCAACCCGCTGCAGCTCTCCTACCGCCCTGAGTCAGGATCCATATGGGCCGACGCGAAAGCCCAGTGCCGCGCATGCTCCACCATCTGGGACAGTGAATGGCGTCTCCGAGAACTCCGACACGACATCGACGCGAAAGACCAGATCGCCTGACGACCTGTGTTAATGTGAAGTGCCTTCCAGAAGTCTGTCAAGACCCGGAAGAACCGAAGCCCTAGACCAACTGGTCCGGGGCTTCTCTCGTTCTAGCCTCGCGCCAGCGTGACACACACCATGCCAAGCGGTCACCGACTGCCGTGTGAGGCTCCTCTTCCCACAGCTGGGGATCTTCGGATTCCAGTGCACCCCGGCCGGTGCCAAAACCTGAGCTGCGGGAACCCTCTCCCTCTCGGCCAGTTCGCTTGACACGCGGCGAAGGTCGATCGAGGGCAGGCCGCACACGCCCAACGTGCAGGCCGTCCATCCCAGCGCGGGCAGCGCACGGGACCACAACTGAATAGGTCGCTGTCGTAGCTCAGTGGATAGAGCCATGGCGCGCAGGTTCGAATCCTGCCGACAGCACACAACGAATCCCTTCGAACCCCCTCACCTGAACGGTGGACGCCATGGACTGGCAACAGTGTGATCAGTGCGTCGCCCGGGCCCTCGTCTTCTTCGACCTCGGCAACGGTCGTGAGCTCGCGTACTGCAGCCACCACGCGAACATCAACACCGCCGCCCTGTCCCTCAACGCCGCAGTCATCGTCGACATGCGGCACCTCGAGGCCGCCACATGAAACTCGGGTTCGCTATCCTCGCCGGCATCACACTCACCATCGCCACCCAACACACCTGGCGGCGCACCGCGATCTATTGGCTCTCACGTGGAGACGGATGACATGCGCACCGAGAGCAAGGTCGAATGCGACTTCTGCGGGCGCGAGTACATCAGCCGCATAGCCGCGTCCATGTGCTGCGACCCGATCAACGACCTCGACGACGAATGGCTCGGCTACGACTAGCCACGACGTCGCATCAATACCGCACACGACCGGATACATGGACGGACTTGCCCAGCAACTCGAGGAGTGACCAATGGCCGATCACACCATCGCAGCAACCGACCAAGGCGCCTACGAAATCCACGTACCCGCCCGCGAGTCAACCACGGTGCAGATAGACGCCCAATACGTCTACATCACCGGCGGCATCCGCATCACGCATCACAACGGCAACTCGCCTGTCTACGCTCGAATGAACAGCGAAACCAACGTCGGTGACCCGAAAGCCACAATGATCCCGCCCTATACATGGGCCGAGATCCAAGCAGGTCAACAGCACACGCTCACGATCAACCTCATCTCCGCAGACGACGCGACCGTATCGGTGGCACGCCAGTGAACGACCGTGGATATCTACCTCGAACCCCCGTCACCATCGTCAGCGAGAACGGCAACGACGCCGCAGCAGAAGCCGCCATGCAAGCTGCCGCGAAAGCTCAGCAAGCAGCGGACAACGCGCGTCAGATGGTCCTCAACCGTGACACGAGGCTTAAGAACCTCGAAGACGTTGCCGACACGTTCGCCACGCTCCAGGCCGGGGCAGACGACGAACACGCCAGGCTCCAGCACGAGATCGACACCATCGCACTCACCCCCGGCCCGCAAGGTGTCCGCGGTGAGGAAGGGCCGAAGGGCGACCAAGGCATCAAGGGCGACAAGGGTGACACCGGGTCCAAGGGTGACACTGGCGCAGCAGGAACCGCAGCAAACATCGCAGTAGGAACCGGCCGCATCACCGCCGCCGTCATCCTCGGCGGGACCCTCGACGTCGTAGTTACCCTCTCCCGAACCATGCCCGGCACCAACTACACGGTAGGCATAGCCCCCACCACAGGCATGACATTCACCATCAAGGCACGCACCACCACCACAGTCACCATCACAGTCGGTGCAGCACTCGCCCTCGCAGTCGGAGCCACCTTCCAACTCATCGCCTGGTCATGACCGCACGCAACAGCGCCATCACCGCCCGACTCCGCGCCCGCATCGCAGCAACCAAAGCCGCATGCCACATCTGCGGACAGCCCATCGACTACACACTCAAGACACCAGACCCGATGTCCTTCGAGCTCGACCACATCATCCCACTCGCCAAAGGCGGGACACACGACGCCACCAACACAGCCGCGTCACACAGAACATGCAACAGCATCAAGAGGGCACGAGTAGTCGCACCCATCGTCAAGAGGTCACGCTCACTCGACTGGTGACCTTCGAACACTGCTTCTACCCCCAGGCAGGGGGCCCCCTTCGACCAAGGCCAAAGTACCTCCGGGGCTAGCCATCGTCTCTCCCCGACATTTTTTCTGTTCCTGTGAGGGGGCATCGTGACGAGTAATCGAACATCTGTTCTTCGTGCGGTGGTTCCTGGTGAGGTGCCGGCGTCGTTGCCGGTGCTGTCGTTGGATCAGGCCATCAAGTCGGGTTCTTACGTACAGATACTCATTGCTCAGCGGGTGGAGATGGTGACGGCTTTGCCTGAGACGAAGGGGCCCGCGTTGGCTGCTCTGCATCGTCAGATCTCTCTCACGTCGAAGGAGATTGAGGCCTTGCTGTCGCGGGATTCCGATGAGTCGGAGGGTGGCGCGAATGTCGACGATGGGGAGTTCGACGCCGAAGCTATCTGACGTTGCTCGTCATGTGGTGATCCCGTCTGGGATTGTGACGACGGCGTGGCCTCGGGTGGTTGCTCAGTGCGCGGCTATGGGTGTGACGTTCGATTCGTGGCAGCACGGTGTCGGTTCGATCGCGCTGGGTAAGCGTAAGGACGGGAAGTACGCCGCAACTGTCGGTGGTGTGGTGCTGAGCATCCCCCGCCAGGTCGGCAAGACCTTCCTCATCGGCATGATGATCATCGCCCTGTGCGTGTTGTTCCCGAAGCTGACCGTGTTGTGGACGGCGCATCGGACGCGGACGGCGACGATGACGTTTACGACGATGCAGGGCATGGTGCGTCGGAAGAAGATCCGTGTGCATCTCGCCGCTGATCGTAGCGATGGTATTCGTACGTCGAATGGTGAGCAGGAGATCCGGTTCAAGAACGGTTCCGTGATCATGTTCGGGGCCCGTGAGAACGGGTTCGGCCGTGGTTTCGATGCTGTGGACGTTGAGGTGTTTGACGAGGGCCAGATTCTTTCGGAGAAGGCGCTCGAGGACATGGTCCCCGCGACGAATGCTTCCCGGCAGGCTTCTGGGGCGTTGCTGTTCTTCATGGGCACACCGCCTCGCCCTGTGGATTCGGGTGAGGAGTTCACGAACCGGCGTGCGAAGGCTCTTGGCAAGAAGGCCGGCCACAAGGTTCGTCGCGTTGGCGGAAACATGGTGTACGTCGAGTTCTCGGCGGACGGTGACGCTGACCCTGACGATCAGGATCAATGGCGCAAGGCGAACCCTTCGTTCCCTGGTCGCACTCCGGTCGAGTCGATGGAGCGGATGCGTGAGCAGCTCACAGATGATGATTCGTTCCGTCGTGAGGCTCTCGGCATCTGGGATGCGTCGGGGACACCTGAGGTCATCGACGGCGATTCGTGGGCTCGAGTCCTTGACCCCGCGTCGATGGCCATTGACCGCCTCACTCTCGCGATCGACGTCGCTCCGGATAGGTCTATTGCTTCCGTATCCCTCGCAGGGCAGCGTGCCGACGGGCTGTGGCATGTAGAGCTTGGGGAGCAGCGAAAGAACGTCGAGTGGCTGTCCCCATGGGTGACCTCGCTAGCGGAGAAGAACCGTCTGCATGCTGTCGTCGTCGACGTCATGTCGGGGTTGGTAGAGGTTCGCAAGGGCCGAAATTACCTCATCGGTACGGACGTGGTGGTCACTTTGGCTGCTGCGGAGGGCCGGGATATGGCGATCGCCTCAGGTCAGTTCTTCGACGCGGTCATGGAATCGTCCCCGAAGCTGCGTCACCCGGATCAGCCGCAGTTGAACGTGGCGTTGTCTGTGGCTCGTAAGCGTCCGCTCGCGGGTGCGTGGGCGTGGAACCGGAAAGACGCCACTTCGGATATCACTCCGATAGTGGCTGCGACTCTCGCCCTCTGGGGTGCTCAGAAGGACGATGTTGAACGCCCGACCCGGCGTCAAGGAACTAGGACGGCGGTGATTCTATGAGCCTCGAGACGTTTCGCGTACCTGGCCTCACCGATGCCGAGACCATCGATCTGAACGTGAACCTGGCGCAGCTCAAGGACCGCCAGCGGGGCAACCTGCTTCGGTCTTCGCTGTATGACGGGAAGCGGGCTGTGAAACAGATCGGTTCTGTTATCCCGCCGCAGTACACGAAGATCGGTCTCGCGCTCGGGTGGACGGCTAAGGGCGTTGATGGGCTGGGCAGGCGGTGTGTGCTCGAGAAGATGGTGTGGCCTGAGGGCGACATTGGGAGCCTCGGTATCAACGAGCTGACGGACAGCAACTTCCTGATGGCGGAGATCGCTCAGGGGCGCACCGATTCCCTGATCCACGGTGTTTCGTATCTGATCACGACTCGTGGTGAAGGTGATGAGCCACGCGCTCTTGTGCACACCAAAGACGCCCTGAACGCGACCGGCCAGTGGAACACGCGTAAGCGGCGCCTGGACAACCTTCTGTCGATCACGTCGTGGGAGGGCGACGACCCGAGCGGGTTCGTCCTGTACCTCGACGGTGTGACCGTGAACGCGTCGCGGGCGCAGAACGGGCAGTGGGATATCACCCGGTCGGTGCATCCGTGGCATGTGCCGGCGGATCCTCTCGTCTACCGCCCTCGCACGTCGAAGCGCATGGGGCGATCCAGGATCACTCGTGCAGCGATCTCGACTCAGGATGCAGCGCTGCGTGCGCTCGTGCGCCTTGAGGCGCACATGGACATCTATGCGATCCCGAAGCTGATCCTCCTGGGCGCTGACGAGTCGATTTTCAAGAATGCGGACGGCAGCTTGAAGGCGTCGTGGCAGATCGCACTCGGACGTGCATTCGGTATCCCGGACAACGAGGATGCTGCCGCGGGTCAGCCTGCTCGAGCTGACGTGAAGCAGTTCGACGCTTCTTCCCCTGAGCCTCACCTGGCGCATCTGAACGCGTTGGCGAAGCTGATGGCGCGTGAGATGGATCTCTCGGATTCGGACTTCGCGCTGACGGATCTCGCGAACCCCACGTCGGCGGACTCATATTCGGAGGCTCGTGAGTCTCTGATCGCTGAGGCCGAGGATGCGACAGATGGGTGGTCGACTCCGATCCGCCGTTCGGTGACGCGTGCTCTCGCGATTCAGAACGACCTCGACGAGATCCCTGCGGCGTGGGCTGGTATCGACACGAAGTGGCGTAACCCGGTTCACCTGTCTCGTGCTGCTGCTGCGGACGCTGGTGCGAAGCAGCTTGGTGCTGTGCCGTGGCTGGCTGAGACCGAGGTGGGTCTGGAGCTCATCGGGTTGGACGAGCAGCAGATCAAACGGGCTCTTGCTGAGAAGCAGAGAGCTGCTGGTCGTGCTGTGATCGCTGCTCTGGCACCGCGGGCCAATGCCGACGCCGCAGCAGTCTAGGCGGGCGCTGGCGCTCCTGTCGGATGAGGCGGCAGCCGTAGCGAATGACCTCTCGTTGCGGCTTACCGGATCGCCCGAGGCGCAGCGTGCCGCTCTGCTCGAGACGGTGCCGGGTGTCATCGACTACTACGCGGTGGGCGCTGGCACGTTGGCGGCGGACTTCTACGACGAACGCCGGCAACTCGCGAACGTGAAGCAGGCTTACGCGACGGAAGTGATCGTCCTCGACCGGACGGTGAAGATTCGCCGCGCGATCGCGTGGGCGGCTCAACCGCTGTTCGGGCCGATGGCTGTGACATTGCAGCTGCGTCTCTCTGAGGTTGTTCAGCCTGAGGTTGCCCGCGCATACCGCGACACGGTGCTCGAGAACCGACGCCGTGATCCTGCTACGGCGGGCTGGCGTCGGGTCACCGGGGTGTGCTGCAAGTTCTGTCGGATGCTCGGCGACAAGGGTGCCATCTACAAGCGGGACACCGCCCAGTTTGCGGCGCACCCCCACTGCGACTGCGGGGCTGAACCTGTCTTCCAAGGCGAAGCGATCGGCCCCGAAGCGAACAACTTCCAGTACCTCGGATCTAAACGTCGTCGCACGCCCGCTGAGAAGCAGGCCCTCCGCGACTGGCTGGAAGCCGAGTACCCGGACTAGATCTCCCACCTCTGTGGGCCGTACGCGACGGTTTCGCGGTCATGTGCGACGGCACGGAAACGGGGATACCGGAATGACTGATGCAACCACGACCGACACGACAGCCGAGACGGCGAACGAGTCGGGGGAGCAGAAGCAGCAGGAACAGGGCAAGACCTTCACTCAGGCCGAAGTCGACACGATCATCCGTGATCGGCTGAAGCAGCAGGAGCGAACCAAGTTCGGTGACTACAACGAGCTTCGGACGAAGGCCGAGGGCGCGCAGTCGCTCGAGGAACGTCTCGGAACGTTGGAGACGGAGCTCAGCCAGACCAGGGCTGACGCGCTCCGTACTCGCATCGCCGCGAAGTTCGGAATCAGCACTGAGAAGGGTCCGAAGGACGAACCGTCCGACGCCGATCTGTTCCTCACCGGTTCTGACGAGTCCACCCTCACCGCGCAGGCACAGCGCCTCGCCGGCCGACAGGCGGAGTCGAAGAAGCAGGGAAACGTCGCCCCGAAAGAGGGCGCCACCACACGCACTGGAGACGACAACAGTGACGCTCGCGAGTTCGTGAGCAACCTGTTCGGCGGCTCCGACTAAACCAAGGAGCACACCATGGCAGTACTTGCCACCGGAGGTATCACCCTCCCGAAGAACATCGCCGATGGCATGTTCAAGAAGGCCCAGCAGGGTTCCGCGATCGCGGCTCTGTCGGGTGCTGAGCCGCAGCAGTTCGGCGAGGTCACCTACATGACACTCACCGGCCGCCCCAAGGCTGAGCTTGTCGCTGAGGGCGCGGACAAGGCAGACACCAACGCCACGTTCGGCACGAAGATCGCGACGCCGCACAAGTTCCAGGTCACGATGCGGTTCAACGAGGAAGTCCAGTGGGCCGACGAGGCCTACCAGCTCGGCATCCTCCAGGCTCTCGCAGATGAGGGTGGCCTGGCGCTGGCCCGAGCCCTCGACCTCGGCGGTTTCCACGGCATCAACCCTCGTACGGGCGCTGCCGCGGCTTCCATCGTCGTTGGTGACCGCATCGCGACGACCACCAACTCGGTGGAGATCACCACCGCGACCCTCACCACGCCGGATCTCGTGATTGAGCAGGCCGCGGGTCTGGTCATCGCGGACGGTTACGTGCCGAACGGTATCGCGTTCGACCCGACCTACGCGTGGACGATCGCCACGTCCCGGTATGCCGACGGCCGCAAGAAGTACCCGGAGCTCGGGTTCGGCTCGAACGTCACCTCCTTCGAGGGTCTCGGCGCGTTCTCGTCCTCGACTGTTTCGGGTGCGCCTGAGATCGCGTCGGCTTCGGGCGTCAAGGCCATCGTCGGGCAGTGGGACGCGTTCCGCTGGGGTGTCCAGAAGAACATTCCCGTCGAGCTGATCCGCTACGGCGACCCGGACGGTCTCGGCGACCTGAAGCGCAAGAACCAGATCGCCCTCCGTGCCGAGGTCGTTTATGGCTGGGCGGTCATGGATCTTGACGCCTTCGCAACGGTGGTCGACAAGGTCGCGAACGTCTGATGTCGAAGTTCATTAACACCAACACGAAGGTCGTTGTCTCTGTCGCTGACGAGAAGGACGACCGCTTCGCTGAGGGCTGGGACAAGGTCGAAGAGACCAAACCCAGCACTCGCACCAAGAAGTAACAACGGGAGGGGGCGGTCATGGCCGTAACACCAGCGAACATCGCGGTAGCACTCGGTGTGGCCGCCCCCGAACCCGGATCTGTGACTGAGCAGCAGTGGGCGATGTGGATCTCCGACGCGGAGATGCTGATCGAGATTCGCCGGGCGGAGCTTGACGCTTCTGCGCCCGACCAGGCGAAGGTTGATTACGTCGTCCGTGAGTCTGTTGTGGCTCAGGTGAAGCGCCCTGATGATGCGACTCAGGTGACCGTCTCGGTGGATGACGGGTCGACGTCCCGAACGTTCCAGTCGGGTAGCGGTCGGGTCGGCATCCGCGAGGAGTGGTGGACGCTGCTTGGGCTGCGGAACGACACAAAGGATGCGTTCTCGATTGACATGATCGGTGCGGCGTCAATGCATCTCGCGTGGTGCGCGCTGAACTTTGGCGCTCTGTACTGCTCTTGTGGGGCTGACATTGCCGGCGTCCCCATTTACGAGGGCGCTGACGAATGGTGAGTCTTGGCGCGGATATTGCGTGGGCTCTCCCGGGTCTGCGGGCTCAGGCTGTGTCGCGGATGACAGAAACCATTCGTGCTGGCCGTCTGGTCGAGGTGACGGATGAGGAGACCGGTGACCCAGTCGAGTCGTTTACTTCGATCTATGAGGGGCCGGCTCGTGTGAAGTATGCGAATACTGCGGTCTCGACGGATGATTCGTCGTCGCAGTTGTTTACCTCGCAGTCGATCATCGTGAGTATCCCGGTCCAGCCGGCGACTTTGGTTGCTGATGAGGACACGGATCCCGGTGACGGTGTGATCCCGAATGTGAATGTGGTCCTGCCCGGTGGTACTGCGGTTGAGGTGTTGTCGTCCGCGTCTGATCCGGCGTTGGTGGGCCGGAAGTACACGACGGATGGTGTCCCGGACATGGGCCAGGTAACGGCTCACCGGTACTCGGTGACCGAGCTCGACTAGGGGGCTGCTGTGGCTGATGATGCCGATTTTTCGGAGCTCATGTCGTTGGCTTCGTCGATGGATACTGCGCCTCGCGCTGCGGCCCCGTTGATTCGGAAGGCGCTGACGGTGACGGCGCGCAGTATTAAGGATGAGTGGCGGGCGGGTGCTCGACGCACTGGTCTCGCCGGTTACGCGGCATCGGTTGACTATGACGTCAAGGGTGGCCAGGGCATCCGTGCTGAGGAGATTGTTGCTGAGATCGGCCCGAACCTTGGTAAGGGGCAGGGTTCCTTTGGTCTGGTTGAGGACGCGACAGGCAACGTTCGGTCTGCGCCTCAGCATGCGGGCCGGAATGCGTTGCGGAACAACGAGGCGGACTTCTTCAAGGGTCTCGAGATCGCTATTGGTGATGCGACGGCGGAGGCGGTGGAGAAGTGAGAGCTGAGTTTGCTGCTTTCAAGGCCGCGTTGTCTGAGCCTTCGGTTCTTTCGGGCAAGGTTGAGACGACTGTCCGGGTGACGACGAACAACGAGCTCGTTCGTGCGAACTATGTGATCGTGTTCCCGTCTGTTCCGGTTTTGAATGATGCGCGTTATACGGCGTTGCAGGACCGTGATTCGACTCGTGAGCTTGAGTACGACGTTCGCGTGGTGGCTGTGGATGCGGACGGTGTTCTGTTGCTTGCTGATGCGGTGATGGGGCAGATGCTTGGCCGTGTTCTTACGGTTGCTGGTCGTGTGTGTGATCCGATTCGGATGCCTCAGGACAATGTTGAGGAGGGTGCGGTTTCGTTCGATTCGAAGGCGCGTCTCTTCATGCTTGATATGACTTTGCGGTTCACGTCGAGGCGAGTCGCCTCTTGATGTGAAACCGGTTACGACGTTGCGCCCTGCCAAGGATGGTGGGGCGTTTGTCGTTGGACTTGCGTTGCCGTCCGGTGGCGCTAAATCGCCCCGGTAGGGGCCTGGCCTCTTAGGAGACAGAATGCCCGAAAATGTTCAGCCGGGATTTGCGGCAGATGGCCGTGGCACCGTTCTTTGGGCGGAGACCCTTGCGGTTCCGTCTGCGCCGACTGCCGCGGAGATTGCTGATGCGACCCCGCTCACGTATGGCCTGACCGCGGACGGCTTCATGCATGACACCACGATCGCGACGATCACGACCGGCCGGTACACGCTTGCTCAGGCTCTCGAGCTCGACGGCACGGTCACGGACACGGTCGAGGTCCGTTGGGTGTACAACCGTGTGACGCCCACCGACGTGGAGACCACGCTCGGCACTCCTGGCACGGATGGTTACCTCATCCACTCGCTGGGTTACCCGAACGGTCACACCTTCGTGGCGGGCGATGTTCTGAACGCGGTGATTCCGGTGACGACTTCGATTCCGCGGGATGTTCCGCCGGCGCAGAACTCTGAGGCTGTGAAGATCCAGAAGCTCAACGTTCGTGGCCAGGTTCACCGTGAGGTCGAGGTTGCAGCCGGCGCCTGATCGTAATGCTCCGGGGGTGGGGTTCCCTCACCAGGCTCCACCCCCGGTCTCTTCTCTCTGGTGAGGAATGGTGAGGAGCAGGAAGTGTCTGATCTCAAGGATCTGATCGCACGGCAGCGAGCGAAGATCGAGCAGCGAGTCGTCGAGCCGCTCGATGTTGTCGTGGACGGGGAGGTCGTGCATCTGGTCTTCAGCCGGATCTCGACGGATGACTGGCAACAGCTAGTAGCGGAGCACCCGCCGCGCACTTTCCGAGACAGTGAGCAGGGCCGTCCGAAGAAGCTGGTCTACGCGGACAGCACCATCGGCTACAACCAGCACAAGCTACCGCGTGACTATCCGGCGGCGAGCATCACCGTCAACGGCGAGGACATAGATCAGGTCACTTGGGCTGAGCTCTATTCGGTTCTCGCCACGGCACACCAGAACAATGTAGGGACAGTGATCTGGGGCCTTAACGTGTTCGACGCGATCACGGAGCTCGAGAAACTGGGAAAAGCGGGGGCGGGCTTGCTGTCCAGCTTGCCCGCGAACAGGGCATCTCGCCGCGCCGGTTCCAAGGCTTCGAGCCAGCCGAAGTAACTACCTACCTACGGGAGGATCCGAAGCATCCTTCTTGGGTGACACGGTCGGTGACTGTCCGCGAGTCGGAATACAGTGACCGCGACCGTGCCCTGCTGCTGGCTTCTTGGGATGCTGAGCATGAGCCTCGCGGTCCTCACGGTATACCCGTGAAGGATGCCACGAACCCTGCCTTCAATCCTCTGTCAACAGAATCGACGGGTCGGTTTGTCGCTGAGCCTGTCATCGACTTCGCGCAGGACGCGATCGACAAGGCACGTGAAGTGCGTCGGAAGCTGATCAAGCCCGAAGATGACTGGGCTATTTCGTGGAGGGTCCGCGCGGAGGGTGGTCCTACGCCTTCCGAAACATGAGGGTGTGCGGGCCGTACTGATTGTCGGCTTGATGCTCGAGCCGGTAACCGCGGGCCTCAGCGCCGGAGACGATCGTCTCGTACTTCATGGTCGTCATGTTGACCTTGTAGGTGACAGACGGCCGCCCGTCGAAGGCTTCATCGAGCAGGGTGTCCGCGGACTCTTCTGCTTTCCTTCGTGCGCGTGAGGTGCTCCCCAGCACAAAGAAGCCGATCAGGCCGAATACGGCGAGAGCGGCAAGCCCCAGAAAAATGACCAGCAGCAACATGCGCTGAGTCTACCGAGTCAAACAAACCCCTGGTCAATAGCCGGGGGTTTCGTCATTTAGGGGCGGGTGATCGCGTGGCTGAACGCGTTGTGAAGGTCCGCCTTTCAGCTCAGGTTGCTGAGTATACGAAGGGGATGCAGGAGGCCGCTGAGGCTACCCGCGGTGTTGGTTCGCAGGGCGAGAAGTTGGCGCAGACGAAGAAGGCCATGGAGACGCTTGGGCGGTCCGGTGTTGTCGCGGGCGGCCTGCTCGCGGCGGGCATCGGTGTCGCGATCAACGCGTACGCACAGTTCGACCAGGCCATGTCGTATGTCATCGCTACGGGTCAGGATGCTGCGGATAGTCAGGATGCTCTCCGTGAGGCTGCGCTTGAAGCGGGTGCTTCGACGGTGTTCTCCGCGACTGAGTCGGCGAACGCTATAGAGGAGCTCGCTAAGGCTGGCATCTCGGCGTCGGACATTCTTGGTGGCGGTCTTGCTGGTGCGCTTGACCTTGCTGCGGCTGGTGGTCTGGGTGTTGCGGAGGCTGCGGGCATCGCGGCTACGACGATGCAGCAGTTCCAGCTCAAGGGCGAGGACGCGTCTCACGTAGCCGATCTCCTCGCCGCTGGTGCCGGTAAGGCGATGGGTGATGTCACCGATATGGGTGCGGCTTTGAACCAGGCCGGTCTTGTTGCGTCCCAGTTTGGGCTCTCTGTCGATGAGACGGTCGGCACGCTGTCGGCTTTTGCCTCGGCGGGAATGCTCGGATCTGATGCTGGTACGTCGATGCGGACGATGCTGCTGCGTCTGGCGAACCCGACGGAGGAAGTCAAGACCCTGATGGCGAGTCTCGGGCTCGAGGCCTATGACGCTTCGGGGCAGTTCATCGGCCTGTCTGGGTTGGCCGGCGAGCTGTCGTCTTCGCTTGCTGGGATGACGCAGCAGCAGAAGGACACGACCCTGGCAATGATTTTCGGCCAGGACGCTATTCGTGGCGCGAACATCCTGCTGCGCGAAGGTGAGTCCGGTATCAAGGACTGGACTTCTGCGGTCGATGACCAGGGGTATGCGGCTGAGACTGCGGCGAAACGTCTCGACAACCTGATGGGTGATTGGGAAGCGTTCACCGGTGCGCTCGAGACAGCGTTCATTCAGATGGGGGCAGGCGCTGATGGCCCTCTGCGTGCTCTGGTTCAGGGCCTCACTGGTTTGGTTGAGGGGTTCACTGAGCTCCCCGAATGGGTGCAGCAGGGGACGTTGGTCCTCGGCGGTGTTCTGGCGGCGATCGGTCTCGTAGGTGGCGGCGCTCTCCTGGCGATCCCGAAGATCGTCGAGTTCCGTATCGCCATGCAGACGCTGGGCCTCACATCCGCGTCGACGAAGGGTGCACTGTCTTCTGCTGCGGCTTTCATGGGTGGCCCGTGGGGTATCGCCATCGGCGTCGCGGTTGCCGCTGCCGCCGTGTGGATCTCGACGAACCAGCGGATGGCGTCTGCTGCTGCTGAGTTGCGAGACACCCTCGATGAGTCGACGGGCGTGCTCACCGACTACTCGCGTGAGTTGATCGCGAAAAAGTTGCAGGAGGGCGGCGCGTACGACGCGGTGAGGGATCTGGGTATCAGCCAGAAGGAGCTCACGGATGCCGTCTTTGAGGGCGGTAGCGCGTACGAGGATCTGATGGAGCGTATGCGCGGTGCGCATGACGAGTCGTTGGGCTTCAACTCCACTCTCGGTAACGCGATCAATACGGTGCGCGAGCTCGGCGTCAATATTGAGGACGCGAAGGCTGGTCACGAGAACCTTGCTGCGGCGACGGCGGACTCGACTGAGGCTGCTGAGGGTTCGATGGGCGCTGCGGAGGGTCAGCAGGAGGCGTTGGGGTCTCTGGCTCTCGCGGCTGGGGATGCTCAGCAGCAGGTCAGTGATCTGGCTGATTCGATCCGTAACTTCGGTTCGGCGCAGTTCGATGTGGAACAGGCCACGATCTCTTTCCACGACGCTGTCGCTGGTCTCGACGAGGCGTTGCAGGGCGGGTCTGCGTCACTGGATGTGACGACTGAGGCGGGGCGCAACACGCTCGGCGCGATGCTCGATGTTGCGAAGTCGACGAACGACTATGCGGCTTCGGTTTCGTTCATGGGTGGTTCGACGGAGGCGGTTCAGGGGATCCTTGACGCTGGTCGTCAGAAGATCATCAACACGCGGATTGCGTTGGGTGATTCTGAGCAGGCGGCGCGTAATTATGCGAACCAGCTTGTTGCTACCCCGGAGGCCATTTCTACGCAGGTCAACCTGAATGGTGCTGATGAAGCGCAGCGTCGGGTGGAGGCTTTCCAGGCTTCGCTGAATCGGATCGCGCCGCAGAAGACGGTGACGCTGAACATGATCCAGCAGTACGGGCCGCTCAAACCGAGCGCGTTCCCGGACTCCGCGAACGGCAACCTATTCGACTACCAGCGGGGAATGACCGAGGCCTTCGCTAACGGCGGTTTCGCCACGGGGATCTACGCCGGTCGCCCTGGTGGGCGGCAGAAGTTTGCTGAGCCGGAGACCATCTGGGAGGCGTACATCTCGGGGAAGCCGGATCAGCGGGACCGGAACATTGGGATCGCGTACGACGCCCTCAATCGGCTCGGCGCTTCTCCGCAGGGGCAGGTGTCGTTCCCGGATCGCATCACGCTTGTGGATGAGAACGGTTCGATTCTGACGCAGGCGCGTGTGATTGCGAGTAGTGCGGTCGCTGCGGATACTGCGTCGCGACGTCGCGGGTTTGGTCAGGGGGTTTCGCGTGGCTGAAATTGCCTTGGATATCCGGGCCGCTGAGGCTGGTCGGGGTCCGTCTGTTGAGGTGCTGGTCACTGACCTGTCGGGGGTTTCTTCGATCACGGTGACTCGCACGTCACGGAACCGGTCTATGCAGGTGCGTGGCATGGTGCGTCTGCCGGTTTCGGGGGCTGTGTCTCGCATCGATTTCGAGGTTCCGTTCAATGCGGTGGTTTCGTACCGTGCGGAGTTGTTCGATGGGGCTGGGGTGTCGCTCGGTTTCACTGATCCGGCGGTTCTTGGCGAGACGTTCTCGGGGCTAGCGCCGTCTGAGGAGTTGTTGCCGGGTTCGTTGTACCCGGAGGAGTCGCTGGCGGGCGCGGGCGTGATCTCGCCGTTCACGTGGATGCATAACCCGTTGGCGCCTGAGGGTGCTGTGCGGGTGTCGATGTCGGACAGTGCTGCTGCGGAGATCTCGCGGCCGACGCCTGGTGCTGTGGTGTATCCGCGGGGCCGGCGTGTGGGCGTGATGGTCAGCGAGCCCCGCCGGGGGTTGTCGGGGTTCGTTGCGGACGTGTACTGCGATTCGCTTGAGGACGCTGACCGCGTGCAGGCGATGCTTGGCGACTACAACACGACGACTGTCCCTGTGCTGTGCATCCGTCCCGGGCTGGACTTCAATGCTCGGATCACGGCTCCTCTGTTCCTCGGTGTCAGCGACATCGTGGAGGAGGGACTGACGGTTCGGTGGGGTGGATCAGACCTGATTCAGCGGATCAGCGGTGACGAAGTGTCCCCGCCGGTGCCTGGGCTGTTCATCCCGCTGCTGACATACGCAGACCTGAACGCGTACTACTCCACGTATGCGGCGTTCAACAGTGATAACGCTTCGTATCTTGCGGCGTCGCGTCGTTATGAGTTGGCGGGGTCTGCGGATGCGTGAGGGTACTGCGGCGCTTGTTGATGCGTTGTCTGGGTCGTTCACGGTTGAGACGGTGTGTGACGTGTTTCGTGGCACGGATCGGGTGTTGCAGGATCAGCGGTTCACTGGTTGGTCGTTGTCGGGTGACATGAATTCGGCGGTGAAGTATTCGGGTTCTGGGACGTTGGTGATTCCGTCTGTGGCGGGGGAGTCGGCGGTTCCGAATGGGACGTCGGGTACGTTGTCGCCGTTTGGTGCGGTGTTGACGATCAGTGTGGTGGTGTCTGCGGGCCGGTTTTCGGAGCGGGTGCTGTTGGGCTGGTTCAAGGTGACTGCGGTGACGGATGCTGCCGATTCGGTTGCGGACGTGAACGGGATTTCGACGGTTATTGCTTCGTCTGTGACGGTTGAGTTTCGTTCGCTGGATGAGCGGATCAAGCGGGCAGGGTTTCGTTCGCCGGAGCAGCCTTCGTCGGAGACGACGTGTTGGGCGGAGTTGCGGCGTATCGGGATTCTTCCGGTGAAGGAGTCTCTCCCGGATGTGGTGGTTCCGTCTGGTTTGACGTGGACGGCTGAGAAGGGGAAGCGGCTTGAGGCTGCTGAGACCCTTGCTGCCGCGCTGGGTGGTGTTCTGATTCCTACGTCTGATGCGCGGATCACGGTCGCCCCGAACGTGGGTGACGTGGTGATGACGCTCGAGCTCGGTGAGTACGGGACCGTGCTGGATGTTGGGCACTCGGTGGAGTCCGATGATGTGCCGAACGAGGTCATCGGGGTCTACGAGGCCGCGGATGGCACACCGATCTATGCGCGGGCGGTTGCGACGGGGGCTCTGGGTGAGGACGACGTGCATACGGCGTATCACTCGTCCCCTGAGGTGACGGATCAGGCGTCGGCGGATCTCGCGGTGGAGCGTGAGCTTGCCCGTGCGATTCGTGCTCAGTATGTGGATCGCCGCGTGGTGTGTGTGATGAACCCGCTGGTGGAGATCGGTGACTTCGTTGAGGTGGTCGGTTGGGATCGGCCGTTGTCGGGTCAGGTGCGTCAGACGGATATCTCTGATGAGGCGACGATGACGGTCACGATCCGGGAGGTGCTTTCCCTGTGACGACGTTTGAGCAGGACATTGCCCGGTCGATTCAGTCGATTCCTCGGGTGCAGTCGTTCACGGGCGTGTTCTTCGACATGGATGGTGACCTTGCACTGGTCAACCTGAATGGCACGCAGATCGCTGTGAAGTGTGACGGTTGGACGCCGCCGGTGCAGGGCATGAACGTGCGCTTGCAGGTGACGGACGGGGTGCCTCGCGTTGTGGGGCCGGCGCAACCGTTGCCGACTGACGGGGTGATCAAGTTTGTTACGGGCGACATTGCCACGGTGACGGTTGCCACGACCGATTACCAGATGCGTTTCCTGGGCACCGCTCCGACGTCTGGTGACACGGTCGTCATTGACTGGCAGTCGCGGACCGTGTTGGGGAAACCTGGCACGTATGCGCCACCACTGCCGCCTGTTGAGCCGCCGCCGATCGTGCCGCAGCCTCAACCTTTCGCGAACCTGCTGGTGCAGGCGAACGGGTCGGGCAGGTATCAGACCTCGTGGTGGGGTGATTCGCCGTGGGCATCGAACAACAACGACGGCATCTGGACGTACGGCGAGGCTGTGCGTCAGGCGCTGGCCGGTGCATGGAACATCGGCGCGGAGATCTACCTGCCGCTGATCCAGCAGGTCGGTAACGCGGCCTACGCGCTGCACCCTCACGGGTCTATCCCCGGTGGTCCACCAACCCTGCTCGAGGTTACGGGTATGCCTGCCCGGTCTGGCTGGGTGCGGCTTCCTTCCGGTTGGGGGGAGTGGTTGCGGGACAACACGGGCGGTATCGGTGTGACCGCGCCCGGCGGTGGTTTCAACAAATGGCGGGGTCGTTATGGCCCCGAACGTGACGACCTTTCTGGCGCACTGCGGTTCTCCGGAACCCGATGACTTTAGGAGATTCGAATGGCTAGCACCGGAACTGACGCCACCTATGGGACGCCGACGTGGACGAACGCTCAGGCCCCTGACTTTGGGCCGGACCTTTCGGAGGCTGCTCGCGCGGCGGCGCGTTCGGGGAACCTCCGGGTGGGGCCAACTTCGGAACGCACCGCAGTGTCGGGTTCTTCGGCACGTGAGGGCATCTACTGGTCTGACACGACGAACGGGGAACTGTACCGCCGTGCTGGCGGAGCTTGGGGCCTCGTTCCAGGTGCGCGCATCGTCTTCGGGCATGCGGGTAAGACGGCCGGGTTCCAGAACATGTCTGGCGGTCAGGTTGCGACGGTCGCGTTGCAGGACTCGTCGGGCGGGATGACCCTCACCGACAACGGCCTGATCATGCCGGTAACCGGCCGGTACCAGGTGAACGCACGCTTCTACTACTCCGGTCCGGGCGGCGGCACGGTGCGCGGCGACCTCTATGTGAATGGGGCATCGCGTGTGCAGGGCCGCACGTATAAGGAAGCGCTCGAGGACGCGACGGTGGCGCTGAGCCAGATCATGCTCCTCGCTGCTGGCGACAAGTTGCAGTTGTGGTCGAACTACGGGAACTCGACGTGGGGCACGGACGGCTACGACGGCACCTACGTGGAGGCCCTCCGCATCGCGTAATCACGCACCACCTGTTCTACCGCCCTCGGCAATCGCCGGGGGTTTCGTCGTTGAAAGGGCCTCCTCATGGGTGTCGATGGGATCGCTGCGGGGCGGACGCTCCTCAGCTACAGGAACATCCAGGCGGGCATGTGCCTGCATTACGTCTGGCAGGCGTACAAGGCCCACGGTGCGAGCGTGAGCGGGTCGTGGCCGACCGCGTACGCGGCGTGGCTGAGCACCCCCGGCAAGCACCCCGGAGACCGTAACCCGCCCGCGGGCGTGCCGGTCTGGTGGGGGAGGCGCAACGGGGACGGCGGCACCCCGAACGACCGTGCCGGCGATGTCGTCATCAGCCTCGGCGGAGGACGTGTCGCCTGCACTGACTACCCCGGGTGGAGCCAGACCGGCTCATGCACCATCGCTGAACGCGAACGTCAGATCGGGCGCCCCTACCTCGGGTGGACCGAGACGATCCTCGGCTACCCCATCGACCAGGCCCAACCGGCGTCTGGCGGCAACGCGACACCATTCCCTCAGGAGGACAACATGGCATTCGACGCAGAAGAGAAGAAGCACCTCGACATCATCGCGGAGAACATCGTGCTGGCTGTCGCCGCTCGCCTCCCCATGCATGTGTGGGGTTACCAGATCGACGCGCAGACGCCTGATGGGCGGAACGCGGGCGTCAAGTACCCTGCTGCCGGGTTCATCGCCTCGACGTCGGCGACCGCACTTGCCGCGCGCACAGACATCAGCAAGATCTCCGCCGGTGCCGTCGACGTTCCGAGCCTCGCTGCCGAGCTGCGGGATGCTCTCGCGCCGGACATCGTGAAGGCTCTCGGCACTGCACTTCTGAACGGCTGATGTTCAGCAGGTTGTACCGGGCGAGCATCTGGCATCCGGAAGCGCATTCGATGGTGCGGGTGCAGAAACGTTTCCGCCCCGTGTTCCGCATCGGCCTTCCCGTCTTCGACGTGGTGTTGATCGCCTTCAGCGTGTTCGGTGTGGTGTTCGGTTCGAACGCGGTACGTGAGTTCACTGCCGCATGGTTCAGCCCTCTCCTCGCCGCCGGCATCGGCGTGTCTGCGCTCACCGCGCTGGCCGGGCTCGTGTTCCAACGGTTCAAACTCGAGCTCACATCCAAGTTCGTCTTGGGTTCGTGTCTCACGTTGTACGTGGTATTCCTCATCGCGTCGGCGACAGTGCGTACGAGCTCGGCCGCGTTGTCGGCTGCTCTTGCCGTGACAGCTCTCATCGTCCTCACGTTGAGGGTCTTCGATCTCATTGACGAAGTGGCACGGCAGGAGGGTGATGAGTGAGCGATCAGGTACTTGTAGCGATCATCTCGACCCTCGGGCTTGTGGCTGTTGCGTTGGTGGGGCGGCAGCAGATCACGAAGGTGGTTCGCCGGCGTCGGGCGCGTCGTGTTGCGTCGGGGGAGTCTCCGAAGGATGCGGCGCGTGCTGAACAGGCGGACGCGGCTCTAGCCGATTACCAGAACGACCCGGCGGCGTTCGTTGACCGGGTGTTGACGGATAACGCGCAGAAGCATGAAGAGATACAGGAGTTGCGGGAGCAGCGCAGGGCGGACCGTGAGGAGATGCTCGCGGCGATCGCTGAGCTTCGTCAGGAAGTGACGGAGTTGAAGAACGCGGATACCCGTTTCCGTGGCGCGTTGTCTCGGTGGTTGCGTGACGTGTTCACCCAGTGGGGGTCGGCGACTCATATGCCGCGTCCTGGTGAGGAAGACGAACCGATCCTGCGGCCCGTGTTGCCGTGGGGTCTCAGCCCCTTCAACTAACCCACCCCCAAACCATCCCGCGCCGTCCACATGGGCGGCGCTTTCTAGTTCCCGGAGGAACACATGAAGCTCTACGCCAAATCCCTGCTCTACGTCCTCCTAGCCGTCGCCGGCGTTCTCGTCACGGCGATGGCCGACGACATCGTCACCACCGAGGAACTCATCAACCTGGGCGTCATCGGCCTCGGCGCGGTTCTCGTGTACGCGGTCCCCAACTTCCCCTCGAACGTGGGCGCCTACGCGAAGACGATCATTGCGTTCGCCACGGCTGCTCTTGTGTCACTGCTGTCGTTCCTCACGGACGGCGTCACAGGTGCCGAGTGGCTGCAAATCGCCATCGCTGCGTTCGCCGGCATTGGGGTCTTCATCGTGCCCAACGAGGGAGCCACGAACTCGGAGCGGATCGTGAACGTCAAGCTCAAGGCCGACACCACCGATTTTGTCGCTGGCCTGAAAGCTGCGCGCAAGGCGGCTCAGTAACCCGATGGGCCGCGTCTGCCTCCTCGCCGTGGTAGCCGCGGCCCTCGTTCTTCTTCTCTCACCCTCCGACCCTGTGGAGTAACCAATGGCATACACGAAGCAGTCGTGGGTGAACAACGACCCCACCAAACCCCTCTCAGCGACCCGACTCAACAAGCTCGAGACCCAGTACGACGAAGCAATCTCCCAGGTCGCTACCGACGTCGCGAACGATGCGTCCGCGATCGGAGGGGCGCTAAGTGCCAAGATTGATGCAGTCGTAGCGCCGATCGTTGCGGGCGGGTCGGCGCTCGATCGGTACGCCGGGGACGGTATCGCTGCACTCGGCGACTCGATCACCGCGAACTACGGAAACTCGACCACCACTGCTACGGACGGGCACGTCACCTACGGCCTTCTCGCCGCAGGCGCGCCCGTCTCCTTCCGGGGGGCATTCGCCGCTGGGGGACGAACGATACAGCAGCTCGTGTCGGAGGGGTTCGTTGACCAGATCCTCGCACTGTCCCCGCTTCCGGCGGTCGTGCACGTGCTGGCCGGTACCAATAACCTGCCGACCCTCCGTCTCGCGCGGGATCTCGCCGATTACGCAAGCATCTGCGACACGTTTGCTGCTGCTGGCATCAGGGTGATCGTGTGCGCCGTACCCCTCCGCGCAGACAGCACGGCGGCGAACGCGCAGGCCGACGTATGGAACCGTGCGCTCCTCCGATTCGCGGGAAAGTGTGGTTACGACTTCGTCGCTTACAACGAGACGCTCACGGACCCGGCTACTGGTCTCTTCCGGACGGCCCTCGCGCAGACCGACAACGTCCACCCCTCATACCTGGGGACAAAGCGGATGGGCGCGAAGCTCGGTCCTGTCCTGTCGCGGATGTTCCGGAACCTCGTGCCCCCGCTTCCCACGCGCGCGGGTGAGATCGGGAACCTCCTCGGCGTCACAGGCATGTTCCTCACCGACAGCAAGAACGGCGGTAACGAGATCGCCGGCGACGGCATCGCTGACGGCTGGCGGCGCTTCGGTACCTCCACGGTGACCTTCACCCGCACGACCGACTCGGACGGCTACGGGCACCAGCTCGTCTCGATCGACGCGGGCAGCGGCGGGACGATCAACCTCCAGACAAACATCGCTGACGCAACGTCATCGGCTTTCCCTGGCGACATCGTCGAATTCTGCGCGAAGATCAAAACGACGGGGTTCGAGGCAAACCTCGTGGCACCTTCAACAAGCGGTTCGGGTGGCACCGGACCCGCCTACTCGCTCGTCGTGGACTACAACACCTCCACCGGGTACAAGTCCCTGATCCGGGGGCCGTACTCGATGCACGCCGACTGCGACGGGGCGTTCTGGGCGAAGGTCGTTGTCCCCTCGGATGCGACCGGTGATCTGCGCGTCTCCATCCAGACAGTAGGCGCACCAGCCACGGCGACGATCACGATGGATATCTCGCGCATGGCACTCCGCAACCTGACCGCGCTCGCCTCCGACCGCGTGGTGGTCGACGCGGCGATGACGTCCGGGGCTGCCACCTTGACGTCAGCTACTGCGGCATTCACCGCGGCTGACGTGGGCAAGAAGATCCGGGTGCGCGGTGCAGGCGGAACCAATGTGACGTTGGTCACAACGATCGCCGCCTACAACAGCGCCACGCAGGTGACGTTGGCCACCAACGCTGCTGCCACGGTGTCCGCTGCCACGGCGTACATCGCACCTGGGGCGACGCCTACCCCCTAGGTGTTACTGGGCCTCAAGATAGGCAGCGAGCTGGTCAGCGACCTTCTGGTGCCCACCTTCGTTCGGGTGATAGCCATCCGCGAAGTCAGTTTCGACGTTCAGCCAACCGTCGGCGTTGCCATCGATCCATGTGACGCCAGAAGCAGCCGCCGCGGCCGACACGGCGCGGCGGCTGACGTCGTTCAGATCTGTTGGGGCGCCCGGGGAATCGAAAACACCGAGAGCGTAGATGCGAGCCTCGGGGAGTCCCGCACGGATCGCGGCGAATACTTCGTCGGCAGCCTGCCGGATCTCTTCTTCGCTGGCGCGGTAGTCATTGCTGCTCCCCTGCACCACAACAACATCGGGTGCGGCCTCGATCAGCGGCGCGACGCGCGACATGAAACGGGTGTTCTCGGGGAAGGTGTAGCCCGTTCCTCCCCCCGCGAAGATGTCGTACGGCCAGCCGATCTCGCGCGCGGTGCGTGCGGCATAACTGTTGTCGGGTCCGCCCCCGGGGACCCCCGCGCCGCCTGCCCAGGAGTCGCCTAGGAAGGCGATCGTGGTGACCGGCTCGCGTTCACTCCCGTAGCTGAACTCCGTCCGGATCGGGAGAGGGGCGGCGGTTGTCGGGGCGGATCGGTTCAGCGCGTATGCAGAGAGCGCCCCTGTGCCGACCACCAGCACGCCGACGATTGCCACCAGGAGCCAGTGCGAGACACCCCCAGTACTCCCGGCCCACCAGTTACCAGATGAACGACGTCGACGTTTCCCCATGCGCCGATCGTACCCAAACGTCCGACGCACACACTCGTGCGCAGATAGCGCCTGTCGCTAGTACGCTCCGATCATGCCTTGGAACGCGTACTACGCCGGACAAGAGATCGCCTCGGGCATCTCGCTGGAAGTTGTCGACAACCTGACCAGTCTGTACCTGCGGGCGGCGGACCAGCCAGAACCCTGGCTAGACATCCAGGGGCTCGACACAGACGACAACGTCGCCATCACGCGGGTCCTAGCATCCCGTCACATCCCGTTGTCGTTCCTACCATCCTGACTCCCGCGCGAAACAGAAACGCCCCCTCCGGGCTCGCCATCACGGCGGGTTCGAGGGGGCGTTTCGTCGTTGTGTCAGAGGCCGAAATCGGAGTCGTTCCAGAGCGGCATGGCCGAGTGCTTGTAGGACGGGTGGATCATGTTCAGCTTCGCCTTGAAGTCGTCCCAGTCCGTGGACAACCGCATCAGAGTGACGACACTCCCAAGGTGCTCTCGGAGCTTCGGGTAGCCAATGCTCTGCGTCAGATGCTGGAACATCTTCCCGGACTTCTTCTCGGACTTCTTCTGTGCGGCCTTCAGCTCTTCGCGCACGCCGGGCGCGAGACGATCGTAAATGACGTCGTTCGTGAGGACGCCGAAGTACTGCGGGCGGTGGACGGAAGCCGGGTCGTACGGGATGTTACGGAGCCGGAACATCTCGCGGTAGAACTCCGGCGGAAAGGTCTTCACCCACGGCTGCAGCTCCTTGGCGACGAATGCCTCAAGGATCTTCGAGAGTGCGTCCTTGGTGCGGAGCTCCTGGTAGCCGGTGGCCTCATCGACGAGTGCGATGATGCCGACATGGGCGAGTGCTCGGACAAGAATCTCGGCCTGCTGGGCGATGTGCCGCTGGTTCGGCGGGAGCGCGCCATCGGCGCGAGCAGCCAAGTAGATCTCACAGATCGTCGGGAGCAGATCGGCGCGGTACCCATTTGCCCGGACACCATTCGGAAGCTTGAACGAGATGGGCTGGGCCTGCTCGATCACATCGTCGGGGATGAATCGGCGAATCGACTTGGCGCGGAGAATCGGAGGCAGGGACTCATCGGATCCCTCGGCTCCCGGCACGCGCCGAGATCGTCCAATCGCGTGCAGCATGCTCGCCTGGGTGATGACGCGGGTTCCGTCGTCGAGGACGTAACACTCGACCGCCGCCTCGCCGATGCGCAGGGGGCTGTCAGGAGAGCCGGCGAGGACCTCGCGGACTTCGCCGCCGCCGCCCCAGCGAGCTTCAGCGGCTCTCTTAGCTGCGGCGGATCGTTCCGCGCTGCTCATCCGCGCCGCTCGTGCCGCGCCACCGGCCGCTCGTCCTGTGAGTTCGATTTCTGTGGTCATCGCTCGCCGCTCCGTTTCGGGTAATTATGCGTGCATGGAACTACTTTAGCACGCATCGGAGGGGGTATGCCTGCAAAAGCGGACCTGTTGCGGGGTTGCGGCTCGCCGAGGTAGCTTCTCTGTCCACGAACAGAAACGCCCCCGCCGCGGCGGCAACCGCGGGCGAGGGCTAGCCGACACCAGGACTAGCTGGAGACGACCATGCACCACCGTACCGCCGCGCGCCCGCTCATCGCACTCACCGAGACCGACGCCGCGATCACCACGTTCCTCGCCCGATACTCAAGCGACTCCCGCCGAACCTACCGGGCCATCATCGACCGGTTCCGGGCGTGGCACCCGGGCGACATCCTCCACGCCACTCGCGCCGAGCTCGAGCTGTACACGCACTACCTGCTCGAAGATCAGGGGCTGAAGAAGTCCACCGTCTACGTGTACCTGAGTGGGCTGTCGGTGTTCTACCGTGTGGCGGTCGCAGACGGGCGCATCCCGCAGGACCCGACCGTCATGGTGCGGCGCCCGAAGGTGTTCTACGACGACAACCGCCTGACACGCCTCACATCCCACGACGTCGAGAAGCTGCTCCTGCAAGCACAGGAACGATCCCCACAGCACACCGCACTCGTCACGCTCCTCGGGATGCTCGGGCTCCGCTGCTCCGAAGCGGTCGGCGTGCAGATCGAGGACTTCGCCGGGTACGAGCGCGGCCACCGGGTGCTGCACCTCGTCGGTAAGGGCGGGAAGCCAGCGACCATCCCGCTGCCGCCGATGGTGTTTCGGATCCTTGACCGTGCCGCCGGCGACAGAACGTCCGGGCCGCTGCTCACGACCCGCACGGGGCGACAGATGACCCGGCACGACGCATACCGCCGCATCGAGGTTCTGGGCCGTCACGCGGGCCTGGGGCACGTGCACCCGCACCAGTTGCGCCACGCTGCAGCGACATCCGCTCTCGACGCGGGCGTCAGCACCCGCGACGTGCAGGCATTCGGGCGGTGGTCAGACGCACGCATGGTCGACCGGTACGACCGGAACCGGCACAGCCTCGATCGGCACGCGGCCTACGCGCTCGCCTCGCACATGTCCGCGATCGCAGACAAGATCGCCTGAGGGTTAGAGAACCCGAATCGCCAGGAGCTCATAGCCGTCGGGGATCTTGGCTTGAAGGGCGGCCCGGTCATCAGCTTCGATCTCGCGGCTGCCCTCGCGGCGTGCGAACGTGCCGACGGACGAGAGGAGCATGGTGCCCTTAACCGGGTGCGCGGTGGACTTCACGAGGTCGAACCCGGCTGGCCGTAGCGCCTCGAGCTTGACCTGGATGTCCTCCAGCGACTCGCCCGTGACTTCTACGGTGCGGGTTTCGGTGGGGCGGATGGTCCCGATCAGCATCAGTCCAGCCTAGGAGCAGGGGGGAGCGGGGTTGCCCCGTTGTTCGGGATCCCGCGCCGGTACTGCCCCACCGGCACCCACTGCTCAGCACCAGGGATGCCGCGTAACGCTTCAGCGAGGGTGCGGGTGTGTTCGTCGAACCCGTGGTACCCGGACCATGTGCCGGCGACCTTGGCGAGGATGTCCGTCCGATGCCCAGCCGCCGCGATGAGCTCGTCGACCGCCGCACGCGGGTCCTTGTCGTACCGGTGTTGGGAGCAGATCGTCGACAGGTGGATGTCGAGCATCGTGTCGGGGGATAGCGTCACGTCGGGGATGGTACGCCGCGCCACGGACAAATGTCCGGAGCCCTACCCAGAATGAGGGCATGCCCACCGTCCAAGATCTCCTGACCTTCGAACGTCATCACCCACGCGCGACAAGCGGCAAGAACGAGCTCATCCGCAACGAACTCGGCATCGCGCCAGCGGTCTACTACCGGGACCTGCTGCGTGCCGCACAGTCGCTCGAGGGGTGGGAGTACGACACGTTCACGGCTGACCGGGTGATCATGCGGGTCAAGTTCGCGAGGGATCGACGTGCGACCTGGCTGGGTTCCGGAAGATCCTGA